CCTGAAAAGCGCAAAGAAGGAGCTCGGTGAACTAGCTGGGCTTTCCCCCGACATCGCCGCCGCTTTCCTTAAAGATATGAAACGAAACAACGTCACTCAGATACGCGGATACTCTAAAGAAAAAGATTATCAAATCGCAGGGAAAAAAGGTAAACCTAACGAGGCAAAAAAATAACCCCAACCTAGCCAGGTCGGGGTTAGTTTATGAGGGTGAATAAGGCCACAGGCGTGAACCTATTCGAGCAGTGATTAAACTGTATCAGAGTTTTCCAACGCTGCATAGGCTTTTCTAACCAAAACAGACAGTTGTCGAGCCATGTTTCTCTGCTCTTTGCTCGCCATCTCACGAAGCATCTCATGATCGTCAAGCAACATCGCCACGTTTCTGAACTTAGGCAGCGGCGGCTCGGGCTTTTGTTTCTTAGCCATAAGTAATCCTTTATCAGTTGTCGCCCACAAGTATCATACATGTGGGCGACACGCAAGTTACGTCTCGTAGTAGTACATCGTCTCCGTTCCCACGTTTTCCATGGTCGTCAAAGCCTTCTTGATGCTCTCCTCAGAGGCACCCACAAGCTCAGACAACTCTCTCAAGCTATATAAATCTGGCGCATCGCCATACCCCATCGCCTTTCGAAGGTTGTTCTGTAAACTTGCAACTTGGTCCTGCGTACTCACGCTCTGGGCCTTAATAACCCGCCACGGCGTTTCTCCTTTAACATCCCCCGAGTTCGGAATCATGACAGCGCGTGTCTCCAACCCCTCCTCGAGGCCAAAGGCTTTCACCACCTTGGCAGGGATAAAGCACCGCTCTCCCTCGTCAGTAATCCCAAACGCTGTTTGAGTGTCCATTATGTCCAAGACAATAACCGATGCCTCTTTCAAGATGTCGTTAAAAGTTGGGTTCGTATAGTTCACCATTTGCTTCTTTCTCCTTTAGGTAATTTAGTTCGTCTACTAGCTGCTCGATCCTCGGATCTCTGGGATCATCCCATTCGATTTCGTCAAGTTCTTTTTGTGCATCAATTAATAATTCTGCGATTGAATCCAGTCTCGGGTCCATTTACTTCTCCTCTCGGGGACGTTGCAACTGTTGTTTATTGGCGGTGCTAGTCCGGATGATGCGTTACCGAATGCGCCACCATTCTTATACCATTAATCTGGCGTCCCCACGATACCTAATCTTCTTGCTCCTCGGCCCTGGGTAAATCAAATCGCTTCTTGGTTTCAGACACAAGAGCCATCGTAACCCCCAGGATGTCCGCAATGTCACGCATCGGCATCCGCTGCTTCAACATCCGATTGATGATCTCAGCCTGCTTCGTCAGTTTAAGAGGGCGACCACCCATCTTTCCAAACTTCCCAGTGCGCTGACCGTTCTTGTGCTGAGGCGTGGGCTCCCGTGCCATCGGGTTCCCAACCCTGTCAATCTTCAACTGCTTGAGCCACTGCTCACGATACCAATCCTCGACCTTCTCGCGTCTCGTTAAAGCCCCAGTCATATGTTCTTTCCTTCCTGACGTAGTTTACTCACAAATCTTTTAAGATCCTCCGCTGCGTACCAATACTCGTTACGGGCATTCGGCCCTGCATCCCTACGGTGTTGACGCTCGGCCTTGCGGTCCACTTCATCGCGCAAATACTTCAGGATCGCTTCGTCCGCAGGAGATAACGACTGATCCTCCCTCATTCGTTCACCCTCCAGACCTGCTCCTTCCCAACCATGTCGCCCGTAGCCCGGACCAAACCCTGCTTGTGCAACGTACTCAAATACGTCCGAACAATCGAAAGCCGCAAACCCATGCGATCTGATAACTGACGAGCGGTCCCCGCTCCTCGGGACAACTCTTGAAAGACCTGCTGTCTCCGCGTGAGTTGATTAGACTGCGCATTCTTCTTGATGTTCGCCCATATCTTTTTCAATAAGTTCATTTCTCTACCTCCTTTAATGTTACAGGCTCGGTGTAAATATCTACGACCCCAACCTCCTTCTCCTTCGCTCCAATTTGAAAAGCAAACTCTCTGATTCCCAAGCGTGACGCCTCAACAACATTGTGAGCCTCGACCATAATCATACGCTGGACCACACCCTCGCACGTCACCTCGTAAACTTTCTTAACCATCGTTCGAACACTCCTCACACACAGTAGCATCCTCGCCCATGATTAACGTAACCCACTCCCCGCAATCACACAAACGCTCAACCTCGCCGCCGCCGCCACAAGCATCGCAAGTCTCCTCCTCGATGTCGATCTCGCCAATGTCGCGGCTGAAACTCTGCGGACGCGGAACCTCAAGCTCAACGGTTCCCGATCCTTGGCACTCGGAACACGCATCCATCACAGGTGTCTCCTGCAACCTCATGAACTCCTCTTTCATCTTACCCATCACCAATACTCCCCAAACACCTTGCGAAATACCTCGTCCAATATATCTTCCATCTCACGATCAGTCATTTACTCTCTCCCTTCTCTGGCTCTTGAGCCTGTGACCAAAACTCTATGGCCTCCTCCGCCTTTGCCAGCTTGGCTTCCAGTTCCTCGATGCGGCGTTGCCCTACCTCACGCATCTTCTGCATGCCTGCTCGGTATCCCTCATCATAAGCATAATCACTCATCTTTTGCCTCCAACTTCTTGGGCCTAAGTTTAGGACGAAGACTGGTCACAGAAGCCACCGTCTTGTCCGCGTAAAATACATGCGAACCAATCGTACCCAAAGCCTCTAACTTATGCCGCCAAACAGGCCGCACCTTCGTCGAATGATAATACAAAGCCCCAGTGTTCAACGTGTCGCCGCCCATGGCCCTCCGTGCTACAGCCTCCGATTGAGCATACAAGGAAGGGTCAGTCTTATACTTCTTACCAGCCTTGTAGAAACTAAACTGCCGAGACTGCTTAACAACTTCACAAGCAGAAGAAGGCCAGCGAGGATCAGCAACCCTGTTCATAATAACTTCAGCAACAGCCCGTTGACCTACTATGCTCTCACCCCGAGCCTCAAAGTAAACAGCCATCGCGATACAAGATAAAGTAGTCAACATCACACCGCCTCCTCTTCATGGACGATGGTCCAGTTAGACTCCTCGCCATCTCTGTACGCACCCTCAAAGTTCATGCCCTCGTCCTGATAATCAGCATAAACCTCAATGCCCATCGCATGGAGACGATCCCACACAGGAACAGGCGGAGCCCAAGCAGTCCAACAACGGAACGAGAACCACGCAACCTTCTGGTCATCCGAATACGCAAGACCATCATGATCGATCTCAGCCTCGCAGACATCCCACTTCGTGCCCCAATTCTTAACACGCCACTCATACCAGTCAGGCATCACCTGATCCGGCTGCGTCTCCTTGGACCACAACTCAAACGGCATGGGCGCAATCGTGTTGCAAAACTCTGGCTCCGACTTCGACAGCGCCAGATGTAGATGCTGGATCAAATGGGTCGGGCCGTAAAGGATCACTTGTTGATAACAATGATTAGGCATTAGGATACAAACTCCAGATCAAAAGAATAATAAGGCTCAACATATCCCCACTTGCAATCAGGCAACTGCATCGAAGCAAAGACAGCCCACTCATAAGGACCAGCCTCTAAGCTCACAGCCCAATTGGCCTCATGACCATGAGCCTTGCGCTGCTCCGGGGTCCAGAAACCAACCTCAGTCTCAGGGTTCATGCCAACCTTGCGACACCAGTCACACAATGCTCGGTGCAAGGCCCGCGCTGCTTGGGCCTTGGTCTTGTAGGACGCAGGGTCCCAGTCCAAGGTCATCGTACCCTCTTCCAAACAATCAAAACTAAACATCACTCGTCCTCCTCATAATGCGAAGCAAGCTCGTGGTAATCAATCTCACCCAAAGCGCAGTTCAATATGTCAGCGATAAGACCGAGGCACACATTGTGCGAGGCCATCGACTCACAGACCATATCCTCAACAACCTGCTCAATATAAGCAGCAGTGATCTCACACCCCGCTTCTTGGTCCATGGTCAAGCTGTCGCCTAGCCACAGGTTCACCAACCAAGTCTCTTTGTTCTTCCAACCGTTGTAAGACATCTTAGTCTCCTAGATAAATAATTAGATAGCGAAGCACTTGTGCTTCGAGAACAACTCGACCACAAGTAGACTTGGAAGTCAAGCGCGCTGAGTACAGTATAGACACTTCCCCACAGTTTTTTTGTTTTTTTTTTTTTTCAATCCAAATATGGTGTCCCCACCGTCCTCAAACGTCCCCATCATTGATTTCACTTGTTAAAACTGCCCTCTTCTGAGTACACCTGTGAGGACGTGAGGACGTTTAGCTGGAGAAAAGTGCTATATAGGGAGCGGTTGCTTTCCAAATCTTGTTGTTGTAAATTGTGGTTAGACCACAACCGAGGTGACTATGGGAAAGCTGGAAAAGAAGATTGAAGAGGAACATGGTCGGACGTTGACCAACCGACAGCGCACCTTTGCGAGGCATATCGTCGAAGGAATTTACTCAAACGCAGAGGCGGCTCGAAAGGCTGGGTATTCAGCAGAAGTGGCGAACACCAGCGCGTCAAAGCTGCTCAACGGCAGAGATTATCCTCATGTTTTGGAATATGTGCAGGAGCTCCGAGAGGAGAGGCAGCGCCGTTACGGTGTCACCACTATCGGTCAGTTAGAACGGCTGTACAAGCTGTCCTCTGGCGCAGAGGAGGCGGGACAGTTTTCTGCCGCCATCAACGCTGAAAAAATTCGCGCTGCGCTGGGTGGCCTCACGGTCGACCGGAGAGAAAACATAAACACCATTGATCAGATGTCACGGGACGAGATTACAGCCCGACTTGCTGCGTTGCAGAAACAGTATCCGCAAGCCTTTGTGATCGACGGAACAGCAAAGGACATAACACCAGATGAGCAAGGGACCGGAGGCGAACTTTTGGCAATCGATCAGGACAAATCTGCCGAGCAAGTGCTTCGCCACGAGGATTGAAAACAAGCACGGAGGGGGCGTACCGGACGTTCACGCTGTCTGGGATGGCGTTCCTTTTTGGCTCGAGCTCAAGGTAGCGAACTCCAATGCTGTCCGCGTCTCGCCTCACCAGATCGCGTGGCATATGGCTTATTGGGCTCGAGGAGGTGCAACTTTCTTCTTAGTAAAGGCCCCTTCTTTGAAGAGTATATATTTATTTGAGGGTGACAAAGGTCCTAGTTTGCATGATCACGGGCTGTCTGGGACTGCTGGGCATAGGTTCGAGGGTTTTGGTTCGATGTTCGAGGCCCTGCGGCCCCTTGCGCAGCGATAGAGCCCTGCGGCCCCTCGCGCCGTTTTTCCTTCGCGAGGCGACCGAGGAACGAGGGAGCCGAGCCCTACAAAAACCTTGTGCCGTAGGCACTCAATTTCTTAGCGCGTCGTGACGCGCAACGCGATCATGCCCGAGTGAAGCGAGGAATAGCATGACGCTCTATTTATGATAGTAGTTGAAGGAGGGACCGAAGCCCCTCCTCTTGTTTAACGCTCCGGCATGAATGCTTCGAGCACGGCCCACGGAGCCTGATTTAATAACTCTTCCAGTGGTGCAGTGTCTTCCGCTGAGAGATCATTTCTAATTTGCGCAATAACGTCTGCAATCAGTTGTTCTTTTTCTGTGAGTGTGTTCATGAGTCCCCCGTTGGTTACTTGTCGAAGCTCAGTGCTTCCTCTGTGTGTAGGTATGCGTCGACACCTGCGGTTGATTTTAGTTTCCATTGTTTGGCTGCTTCTTGGGCGGCACCGTATGATGACGATGCCTCCACTTCGATTGTTCCCTTCTTAACGTGTACGCATGTGTATTGTCTCATGTTATCCTCCTATCGGAACAGTGTGTCGTAGTCGTGGGTTGAAAGAAAGTGTCGGAAGTTATTGTCGACACCGAGTTGGTACGCGTCCCATTCGTCACGGAACTGCTGTGCATCGTCGCCATGTATGAAGAACGACCAGCCTGCTTCGTACTCGCGGACCTCGACACCATAGCCGAGGTCCTTCATCTGATATCCGCCTATGCGCATGGTATCGGTTCCATGGCCCGGAGCTCACTGAGGTAGAAGTGATCGTGGTCTCCGATGGGCATCATCTTGTCTGCACAGTATACGATGTATTGCTCGTGGTCCCGTTGTGACACGCCCCACTGTCCGTATCCGAATGTGCTGAGTATGCCGTTGATGCGCTCGCGTGTTGTGACGGTGGGCCAACCTGCGAGGGTAAAGCCGATGTCGCCGTCGAGTGTGCGCCATGCGATGCGGTTGTTGTGTAGCCAGACGATCTCGCCATTGGTGCGTGTTCGTGCTGCGTTGGCTGCGGTGCGACGGAAGAAAGCCCGTGCGATCTTGTCAGTTTCTTGTCTCATTAGATAGATCCTTTGGTGGTGCGGGAGCCGAAGCCCCCGCTGGTTGGTTAGTCTATAGTGGTGGTGAAGGTCTTGAGGCTGAGTACGTCGTCGATCTTCTCGCTGATGTCGAAGTCTTCCTCGACCATGGCGACGATGTCTGACCGATGGTCCTCGATATCGAACGATGCTGCGGTGTCGATACCCTCCTGAATGTCTGCGAGCTTCATCTCGATCCGCTCGTCCACCTTGTCCTGAATGATGGCGATGATGATGTCGGTGAGTTGGTTTGTAAGATTATCCATCTGTTGTCTCCTGTGTTAGATGGGCTGCTAGATTAAATGCCATGCAAGCGGCGACCATGATGTGTGCTCGGTCGCTTGCATTGTGCGCGTTGATCCAGTCGAGTAGTTCATCCCACGACTTGGGTGTGTGGAACATGCCGATTGGCTCAAGCATCAATAGATTCCTCCTTCTTGATTGTGTATTCGACTACGCGGTTGAACTTCTCGACATCGTACTTGGTGTCGTGCTGCATCGATTTGAGCGCTTCTGCTAGGATCTGACGTAGGTCCTTGTGCAACTGACGTTCGGAACTCCAACCGTTCCACTCGGCACCGTGCTCGGTCATGAGTCGGTCGATTGTTTTGAGCTCCCGAAGTGTAAGGTTAAGGCTGACTGGTAGTTGATCGATGTCTGTATAGTTTCTAGTAGCCATGATGGCCTCCTTAGTTGAGTTGATAGTTAAGGTAGTGAGTAGTGCTTAGAACGGGATCTCATCCTCGCAAGGGGTCGGATCCCATGTGTCGTTAGCGGCGTTGGTGTCGTACCAAAGCTCGAAGTGCTCTGCCTCGGTTGCTGCGACGTACTCGTCATGAAGTTGTTGGAATAAGTCTACGACCATGATGGCCTCCTATGGTTGGTTACAACTACAACGCACATGGAACTTCGTGCATTGTCCCATCTTCCTGCCGCACATTTAATCGCGCCGAGTTTACGAGGGAATCGTCAAGGGAGTTTAGCAGAGCGGCGCAAAATGCAAGATCTCAGGTTCTGATGCTACGTCATGGGCTCACTGGCACTGAGGGTGGTCATTGGAGCGCGGCACCCATGACGTTGCGTCAGGTTCTGTGATGTTGCATTTTGGGTAAACTCCCGACCCCTCACGCGCACATAAGCGTAGCGTTGGAGCATGTGGGGTTGACGACGCATTAAATGGGATGGCCTCCCGGGGGGACAATCCGCACGGGGGTTCATGTGTGTGTGTAGTAGTTTAGAGCTGGCGCACTCAGGCAGGCTGACCAGCGGAAGAGGCTCCGCTCAACGACGATGGAACATGGAGCGTGAGGTCCTCGAAGAGGGCCCCGTGTAATGTTACATCGACGTAGAGTGGAGAGGGAGCGCAGGCCCTGACTGGGCGCATATTGGGACGGTGCCGCTGTCCGCAGCGCGATCCAACGGGGCGGCTAGCCGTTGGCCGACTGTCGGTTCGGAGACCGACACGATCCCTCAAGGATCGTATGCGTCAGGGATACTCACCCGTAGGGCCAAGACCTGAAGGGGCTTGGTTCATGAGTAGCCCGCCCGGACGCCCACCCCCACACCCCATCGATCAAATCCCCCCACCCCCATGGCACCTCTCTAATTATTTCCACGAGCCAAGGCGCAAGGAACTACACGCAAGGTACGGCAGACACTAGACAAAGATCAGAGTGACAAGGCTCTGCTTACCTGATACACGGACATACTTGCCGGGGTTACTGGAGCATATGGTATGGCTGGCGGGGCAGACCCCCCTCCCCCCACCCCCCTTATATGACCCCCCCGTTGGTGCGGTGTGCACCCTATAATGTTGGTTTTGTAAATTATTTCGGGTATAATTTCATTAGGTTGTGTTCCAACAACAAGGAGAGTACAAGTGGGCCGCGATTATAGAAAAGAGTACGACAACTACCATTCTTCGCCAAAGCAGAAGAAGAACCGGGCATCGAGGAACGCGGCCCGTGCTGCGATGGTTAAGTCTGGTAGGGTAAAGAAGGGTGATGGGAAGGATGTTACTCATCGGAACGGGAATCCTCGGGATAATTCTGGTAGTAATTTGGGGGTATTGAGTGCGAGTAAGAACCGTAGTTTTCGTCGTACTAAGAAGGCAAGGAAGGCGCAGGTACATTGAACTATGAGTTATTTGGTCGGATGATGGAGTTGGTTCATTTAGATCCTTTTTTTGCTAATACGAAGACGAGTGGTCATACTAATTCTCTTTATTACGCTGTTAAGCATGGGAAGGTTTTGACTCATTGTTCGGGGTCCGAGCTCCTTGGTTTTTGCACCTATGGTTTTTTCAGTAAAAAGGAGATAGAAGGGGATAACTGGTTTGGTGAAGAGGTCTATTCTCGTGCGTTTGGAGATGTGTTATACTTTCCTAAATTTCAATGTCGCGCTGGGAGGCGTGAGGTGATACGGTTTATACGAGATATACAGGGTTATATGTTTGAGAATTATCCGGACGTAGAGACGGCGGGTGGTTTGCGTGTATATCCTGGGGGTAGCAAACGTAATGCGCTTTGGCACAGGAAGGTTTCATGAGATATTGGGTTTATAGTCCGTTACGTTACGCAGATTTCTGGGGCTTTGCAGTTCGAGATACTAACGGCGACAGCGGCAACGACGACGGCAACGACGACAACGATAGCAACGTAAAGACAAGTGGTACGGTTTACGAGAACGATTACAGTGATCCAAACAACCCTAGGTTAGACACCGACCCGAACACGCCGGGGACGCAGGTTAGTACAACTGGGCACAGCACCGACAACGACGACAACACTACCAAACAGACGATTCAGTATGGTGACACTGTTTCTCAGCTTGCGTTGGACAACAACACGACGATTGAGCAGATCAAGGCGGACAATCCTGGTATTGATATTAACAATATTCAGGCTGGTGATACGATCAACATCACGTCTAATACCCGGGATGAGGGTGAGAGCATTTACACTGGTGCGACTCAGTCTGAGTTAGATGCTGGCAATGCTATGAGCGGGAGCGACGATGACAGCGAACCAGAGTCTGGCCTTACTGAAGTAGAGAAAATATTAATTAGAGACTACGGATGGACTGATAATGGCAATGGGACATTAACCACTCCAAATGGGGATCATTACGATGATGGAGTAGGTGTTTACCCTGCCCCAACGGAGGACGTAAATTTTTACGATGCGTTTGGGAACTCGTATTCTAGTGTTGAAGATCGGAACTATGGCGAGGATCAGTTATTCAAGCAGGAGTCTTGGAGTAATCCGGACAACTGGGAGGTTGTGGTTGATGAGCAGGGTCAGTTGGATCAGAAGTACACTGGTGACATGGGTCGACCTGACAACGGTGCGTACACGGTTCCGAGTTTATCTACGTTGGCTGCGGCTGGAAACAACGACAGTGGTTATGATTTAGAGGTTATCAACGGCACGACGTACATGAAGGACAAGTACGGTCAGACGTATCG